TTGCACCTCCATGCACATTGGGTTCGTCTTCTTCGTCGTATGTTTCAGCTCCAGTAAAAATTACCTGAAAACTCAAACACCTAGTCGGCATCGTTGTTACTGCAATCGCCATAGCGTGAATAAACTCGCCATGATACTTCTCGTGATTATGGGTGTACTCTTTCCTCACCCAGCATTTGAAATACGGTACGTTGCTCTGCAAGTACGCCAACTAACACCTCCATCGTCTCCTTGCCTGCCGCAGCCTAGAATTAGGATCTGCTGCCGCTTTAGGAAATTGTTTCATTTGTCCGGCAGAACGTGCACAGAACGACTTTCTACGTGCTGCACGCTTTCCGGTTGGTTTCTTTTCTGTTACTGCGGTTTGTAGCTTACTACCGGGATTCTTGCGTCTATACGCCTTTACCCCCGCTTCAGTCATGCCTGCGCCAGACTTCGTAGGACGAAAGTTCTTTTTGTTGCGCTTAGGCATACCCCCCTTACTAAAAGAGGGGCAGCTTTCGACCTTCTTCTTGTAGTAGCTACGCACTATTAGAACTCTTTACGCATGTACAAAATAATCGTGTACGTATCTGCGCTAGTATGTCCTACCGTAGTAAAGTTAACGTCGCCTGTCTTACCAGACCCTGCATTGTTAGTCAGACCACCAAATACAGTGTAGTCATGGTTGCCGCTTTGGTTTTCACCTAGCTCAATACAAAACTGGTCAGTAGTAGCATCAAACAGTATCTGTACTTTCATACCGATACACTGCCACCAGATGCGCTCTATCTTTACACCCGTGCAGGTTTGTCCGTTCTGACTAGGCTGTAGGGCGCTAACATCAACTTTAGTAACAGCAGATTCACCAGTGCCGTCCGATATATTGGTGAACTTCATCACCGTATGCGTCGGGCCGTCAATCAGAGTCTGTGAGGTTACAGCATCAGCCATAACTACCCCCTATTACTGGTCAGCGAACACAGGTGCAGTTGCACTCGTAACGGTACCAAAGATCTGATAGTTAGTTGCGTCTACACCCATGATGGTAATATCAAACCCAGCAGGTACGTTTACTTGTATGCTGCTGTTCGAGTTGCCATCGGAGAATACCGCGCTAACTTCGTTGTCAGTATCTAAGAAAGTAACACCACCAATATAGAAATTAGTGTTGCTGGGAGTGACAATGATTGCGTCCGTAGCATCTGCTGCACCGCCTGCGTAAACAAAGCGGAACATAGCACCGGCAACAGGTGCTGGCAGCGTGTAAGTGTTGTCTTGCGTACCGTCTGGAACAAGCAGTACTCGACCACTATGCGTAGCGTTAGTAAGCGTTACGTCTCCGTCAGAAAGGCTAACTGGAGCACCACCGTAAGTAGTGATTTCAGTGATTGCGCCGGTATCACCATTTTTGCTGATAGACTTAAAGCCATTTTCCGAGCGGACTGGGCCGTTGAATGTCGTATTAGCCATGTGTATCTCCTGTCGTGGCTATTGTCAGGTACGGGATGCACCTGTCAGGGATAAAATACTTATACAGTAGAAAAAGAAAAGGGGCAACAGTGTGCCCCCTTTCTATACAGCGTTTTACGCTCCGGGTGAACCGAAAATCCCAAGTGGGTCGGACACGCCAAAAGAATAACGCTCGCGGGCTTTATAGCGCGAGTTGCCCGTATCGAAGTCTGCATCCATAGATGTAGCCATCGGGGTACGAACAAAGTGCTTCAAGCCATTCGGTACGTCAGTGGTCAAGAAGAAAGCATCTGTGTCAGTCAGATAGTGATTGACTGTGTAGCCTTCTGGAATTGACCCATTGCTGCGAATCGCGTTCAAGTCGTTGTCAGCGGTTCCAACTCGACCTTCAGTCTCCAGCAAACGAGTTGCCACAAACATCAGATTGGGTGGGATGACCAGCTTACGAGGACGTGCTGCGATCAACAGACCACGCTCATCAGTCCAACCAGCGATCTGGATAACGGCGGCTTCCAAAGAAGTCTCGTTAAGATCAGCCGCGACAGCGGGACGGTTTGAGTTGGTACCACCAGAAACAAGTGGGTGTGCAGTTGAACACAGAGTCTGTCCGTCACCGTAAGTGGTGCCAGCAGCAAACGCATTGTTCAGGATAGCAGCACCTTTTACTTGCTTGGTGTACGCCATAGCGCGTGCCAGAGCCTTCGTGTAACGAGCTGACAGCGAATCGTAGAGATTATCTTCGATTGCTTCCTCGGTAACACTAAAGCCCATAGCTATCGTCTCGTGCGTATAGCGAGCAGTAAATGCTTCTTGTGCGTTGTCGTATTCAATCGCAGAACCTTCGTCTTTGACGGGGGCTGCGGAGAAACCTGACAACTTGGTTTCTTCTTCAAATGAGCGGTCAGAAGTCTCTGATTCAAAGATTTCTTTGTGCTCTTCACCGTACTTAGCGTACTCCATTCCAAACAAAGCGTTCAGTCCGGGTAGGAGTTCTTTAAGTAATTGCGCTCTTGAAATAGCCATTTTACCTTACTCCTTATACACCAGTTGTGTTATCAAACTGATGACCTGCGTTCCACTTAACGTAGGCTTCAGTAAACCCGCCAGAGCTGTTCTTGGTCTCTTGAACCAGATCAACAATACGGAATGGAAGCGTTGCTGTAGTGGCAGACGTATCAGAAATAGCGCAACGAGAGTTACCCGAAGTGCTGTCTCCAGTATTGTCTACACCAGCTACGTTCGCGCCGATGTCAGTAATCGCCAAGTCACCAATCGTTGTACCTGAAGATACAACAGCAACCTTGAACAAAACATCAGTTGCGTCACATACATATGCTTCAATATCAGAAGCGGCAGTGCTAGCAATATAGTTTTGTCGGAAGGTCTTTTGACCAGTGTTGGGATCGGTGTACGAAACACCCATGAAAACTCCGATTGGAGTCATAGCAGCGTCAAACGTATCACGCTCAACGGTGCCTCCGGTCACTAGCTTAACAGCGTCCCCGTAGAAGATTGCGGTTCCGTAGCCACTAGCAATGCTGTAGTGCCGTACGGTACCCACATAAGGTACACCACTTAACAGTTTGACCGGAACAAGCCCATAAGGGCCACTTACAGTAGGATAAGCCATTTTAAGCTCCTATTAAGTTCCATTGCCAAAAGTCACCTTTGTCTTTCTGTCGTTAAACAAAGGCATACGTGCGTCATTTTCACGCATCAGGTTGTTGTCCACAGACTGTATTTGGTTTCTAGCTTGCTGTTCATAGTGCGCGTTTCTCTCATCTGCAATCTCTTGAGGTACTTTGCACAGCATGAGTCCGCCTTGGACGATGTTATCAGCAAACTTTTCCTGCTCCACGTTCAACACTGTGAACTGTGGGTAGTCTTCGGCCCTTACGGGTTCCCAACCTTCGCGTAATTTTGAGGAGACATTAGTAGCATCTACCTGACCTAGCATAGACACACGAACCCAACGAAATGCGTAGCCATCTTCAGGCTCAGGGGTAGGTAATACCTCCGGTCGCTGCCAAGATCGCTTACGAGTTTCCGTTTCACGAGTTGTGTTGTCTCGCTTGATTCTGTTTTCAGCCATTATTGTTCCTCATTTCAAGTGCAGCCTGTCTGGCGTATTCTTCTAACGGTACTCCGAGTCTGTTAGCGAGTGCTACCTGTGTTTTAGTTAGCGTCACTTTGTTCGGTGCTGTGCTTCGCGTTGCGGGAGCCACTACGTTAGCGGATTGCTTACGTGTTTCCTGCGGTTCTTGCTGCTCTACAACATCATCGAACTCTTCTGGGAATACTTTTCGCATACGAGAATTAATTGTCTCGTAGTATTCGTCAGATCGTGGGTCAACCCCACTCTCAACTAATTTTTGATGCAACCCCATAGCGTATGCTGTCATCTCGTGGTCAACATGGAACCAAGAAGAATTTTCTTCTACCCATGCTTCTGCCTTCGGATCACGTACTCGCTGTGGAGTGGGTTGGGGATCTTGTACCCCAGTATCCTCTTCTTGTAAAGAAGGTAATCTAAAATTATCTAGTTTATCTGCCTTTAGTTTGGCAGCGGTTAGGTGCTCTTGAGCTTCTAACAGCCTATCGGCGTCACCACTTTCGTAGGCGTCCTTATACGCTATTTTGGCCCCATTTAGTTCAGAGTCAACCACACGTTTAGCCTGATCTAACAAAGCCTCGCGTGTCGTACCTACATCACCCTTTAACGTCTTATTCTCTTCGAGGAGACGTTGTGTCAGAGCTTCTAGCTCTTGTCGCTCTCTGAGGGCGGATTCTTTGGCACGTCGTTCGTCGTGGTAGCCTTTGCTGATGTGCTTGATTCGGTTACGTACTTTCTCAGAGTAGCCTTCCAACTCCTCATCCGTGACATCAGACGGGGGTTTAGATGGCTTACGGTCACGATCAGCCTCTGGCGTGTCATCGACGACTTCGATTTCCAGCTCTGCTTTAGGCTCTTCAACCTCAACTTCAGGTTCGACCGGAGTATCTGCATACTCTTCCGCAGTCTTTTTACCAGATAGATCAATCTCTACCTCCCCAGAATCTTCTATTACTATAGAGTCCTCTTTCTCTTCATCAGGGAAGCTGTATTCAACTTTTTGAAACGGCATTTTCCTTCCTTACGCTCGTGTTACACCACGGGGGTCTACTACAACAGCTTCGATAGAGTCATCGTTCATCAAACGGTACTCTACGTCACCAACCTTAAACCTAGTGCCTGAATTAGCACGAAACATAACATAATCACCCGGTTTACACCAAGGGCCAGTAGGGAACCTTTCAGGGTCGTTATAGGCTTGCTCGCCCATATCCATCACAAGGCCGATGATTGACATTACGTACTCTTGATTTTTTGTAGTGTCAGTCTTTAGCAGGTCAGTGCCGTCGAAGGTTTCTTCGATCTGCGGTAGTGCAACCAACACTCTATAGCCTACAGGTATAGGTAGTTGTGCTTCTAACTCTTCAGCGGTTTCAATTGTGTCAACAGCTTCACTCATCGTCGTACTCCATTTTGCGCGAGAGGTCGTCTACATAGTTCAGACAGGTTTCGAGACCTCGAATCAAACCTGTGGTTTCTTTGTACATGGAGAAGTCTTTAGCTCCCCCACCACCTAGAAATTGTAGTGCAGAGGCTTTATCAGCCTCGATTCGTTCTTTTAGCACGTCTAAGACGGTTGCAGCCATTATTGGCCTCTATTGTTGTTGGAATCCTTCATGGTCTTGAGCAAGTCAAGATCTAACTTTGTATTGTCCTTCCTTCTATCTGCGGCAAGTTTAGCGCCTGCCTTCTGCGCGTCTATCTGTAGCTCTTGCTGCTTCAAGGCCAGTTCAGCCTGATCCATCTGAGCGTCTTGCATATTTTCTTGCGCTTGTAGCTGTAGTTTGGCCTGTTCGATCTGGGCATCTGCCTGATCTTTAGCCGCCTTACGCTGCACTTCTTGCTGCTTGATCTGTAGTTCAGCCTGTTGCATTTGTACAACAGGGTCTTGAGCCTTCTGCTGCGCTTGCTGTTGCGCCTGCCGCTGCTGGTTTTGTTGCGTAAGTTGCTGCCCAGCTTGAGCCATGAGGCGGGCAAGATTGACCTCCATGTTCTCCGGTAGCTCGGCGTTCGGGTTTGGTAGGGGGGCACCAATTTTCTCTTCCATCTCCTTGCGGTACTTGAAGCCAAGGTGTTCCGCAATATGCGCCTGCAATGCAGCAGCGATACGCTGTGCTTGAGGGTTTTGCCCAATAGTAGCCGCCACCATCGGATCTTGTAGAAACGACTGGTGCGCTGCCATGTGAGCTTCGTGATCTTGGTAGATAAACGCTTTCATGGGCTTACCGTTCAAGGCGTTCATATTCTCGCTAACTGGGTCAGTCGGGCGAATGTCGTCTGTGGTTGGGACTAACTTATCAGCATTCTTAACGCCCAACACCTCTATCATCTGCCTATGTAGCTGCGGTAGGTCGTAGATCTGTGGTGCTGACTGAGCCATCTGCAATACCGCTTGGTACTGCACAACACGCTGCGCCATCGTAGAGCTGTTCGGGTCACTGACGGGTATGACATCGACTGACATATAGTCTGCAACGCGGGCACTTACCTCGCCTCGTATCGGCTCGTACGCATACTCTTCCGGCGCATGTTCCGCCATGATGGACTTGAGCAGTTTGAACTCTTGCTTCATGGCGTAGTGGACACGAGCCTGTACCGCAGCCATAGGCTTGAGCGTACGCTCTAACAGCGCCAACGTAGTGCCTACAGGAGCATTTGCCGACATATCAGAGATGTTCATGTCACTGATAGCGCCCAGACGACGACCTTCTTGGGTTATCTGGTTGAGTAGGGCTAAGAGAGTCTGGCTTGGTTCCTTATAAGGAAGCGGTAAGATGTTATCTCGTATAGCACCAGACGGGACATCTACGTCTTTCCACTCGCCCGGCTCTATGGGTGTATCATCACCCTTTATACGCAGTCCACGGGCTTTCAGACCACCCGGCAGGTTTGATAGCGTACCAGCGTCCACCAGTTGCCGTATTAGCGACGTTCCGGCTTTAGCGTACCCCCCTATGATGTGGATAAGACCCAGCCCATAGAACCCAAATCCCGGCACATACACATAGTGCACAAAATGCTGGCGCTTCAGCATCAACGAGTCATCGGGGTTCCAGTTTCGGCGTATTGCCAATACCTCGTTCGAGCCGCGCTCCAGTGTCACCACGTACGGTTTAGCGATGTCCTCGTCCGAGTCATCTACACCATCAATGACCAGATCTGCATGAATCTCGTACAAAGAGTAGCGGTTGTCGTTTGTCAGCGAGTAGCCACCTTCTTCGGCCTTACGCTCTTCAATATCTGTGTGGTACGGCTGTGGCTCACCCAGATCCATGTCTCGGTAAAACCCACCGGCTTGCAGTTTCTTCAGATCGTTCTTTGTCTTACGCATGATGTGCGTAACACGTTCTGCGGTTTCTATATGAGACGCGCCATACGGCACAACGACATCTTCGGCGGGTATGTATACGGCAGTCTGTCGGCCTATATTCGGGTCAAAATATACCTTCTTGAACGCACTACCAGCCAAGCCAAGGCTGTACAGCAGGCGTTCGTGCTCTGGTCTGTACTCCACCATGCGCTCGGTGAGTTCGTAGTTCATATCCGCTTTTACGCGGCTTGCCGCTTCTTCCTTGTCTTTGTCTTCCACACCAATGATCTTGACCTTTACAGGCCCAGCGGCAGGGAATGTCTCTGACATAGTTTCTGCTTGGAAGCGTATGGCTGCTTCAGCGAGGACTGTGGAGTACACACCACATGCACCATCCCACGGCTCTGTACGCTCTTCGTACTTGAAGCCCAGTACATCTAGTCCCTTAACAAACGTATCGGCCCAGTCCTTGCGGCTACCGATGTCAGAATCTACTAGGCCAACCAGATCATCAGCAAGTTCAGCCAGCACGCTGTCATCCAACACTTCCGCCAAGTTAGCATCGAAGGGGAGCATGTCTGTGGGTTCTGCGTCAGGGATGATGACGATTTCTACACTACCGTCATCCAACACAACCATCTCTGGATCGACAATCTCAATCTCCAGAGTGGAGTCGTCGTCTTCTGTGGCTGCGTCAATACCTTCAGGCGCTGCGTACAAACTTTTTTCTATAGCCATAATCTGTCTCTAAATTAGTCTTGTGCGTCCGCCTTTACGGAACCCTTCAGGCATCTCAACTGTACGGTCAAAGTAATTCCCTCGCGCCATATTAGGATAGCGTCTTCTAAAGCTACCGTGCTTCATAAAACGAAGTACATTCGGGTGCTGTAACAATTCTTCGGTATACCCAGCAAGCTCTTCATCCGTCGCTTCACGCGCAGCATTGTACATTGCTGCATATCGGGCGGGATCATCGTCTTCCGAAGATAGACCAAATGCCGCCTCGGTATGAAGTAAGTTCGCCAATAAACGTACGTTTTCTGCAAGGTCGTCTCTGTTTTGCGATGCCATCATGTCTTGGACTCGGTTTAACCTCTCCATATTCGCATCAGTATCTTCAAAGTGTCTGTACTCGTGAGCAAAAACACGCGGATTTGCGTTTGCCGCTTCTAATGCTGTCACCGTGTCAGGCTCAAACTCTACCTCATAACCACGATAATCCCCGGATTTAAGTTGTTCGGGATCTGTAACATTTTTAGTAGACACGCCCTTTGTGCTAAGTCCTTCCGGGCCAACACCCGCTTCTTTTGGAAACGCTTTTAGCCTAGCGCGAGACGGGTCAATCGTTGAGCCTTTCGGCATGTAGGGAGCAACAGATAGCTGGAACTCCGCATCGCCAGCCTGAAGAGACGTAAGGAAATCCCTCTGCTGTGCTTCAGACATCTTGTTTGCTGCCTTAGTAAGCACACCCTTAGATTCGGGAGATCCCTTGGATATGTGTTCTTTTAGTTCTGGTATTAGTGCCATTAGTAGAACCCGCTTCCACGTCGTTTGAAGTATCTTTGTTCTTCCGGCTCGTCTGTCGGTAATCGTATAAACCCGCCCTGCCTGAACCGCATGAGTGCCATAACCGTCGAGTCAACCAAGTCATCATGGCTCATAAACGGAAACCCAGCAATCTCCTCAACCACCTCTTCTGCCCACCGTGTAGGAGGAACCCACACCAAACCAGACGCGACAATATCAGATACTGAGTTTAAGCGTGCAAGTTTATCACCTGACCCTCTGTGGGGTGTGTACTCTGAAACTGGCAGTCCCATACGCCTCATCTCTTGATACAGCGCCGTACCCGATGATTTCTTCTCTACGATGAACGCATCAGGCTCCCACTCATTATACTCTTCCAGCGCCATGTCTTTCAGCTCTGGGAACTCCATGCGCTTCTTTATACTGTTCAGCAGGATGATATTGTAGTTGTTAGTCTCTTCGTACAGGAATACACCCCACGTAGTCAACGCCGTAAAGTCCGCACGGTTGTGTTTCTCTGCTGCCGCGTCCAACGACATAATAATGTACTCACAACTCGGAGGCCGTTCCTGCTCCCATATCTGCCACCACTCCCGCTTGACCAGCGCAGCCTCTTCCGCCGTGGGTGTTTGCTGATACTGAGCATTCCACTGGAATGTTGGCATGGACGCCTTAGTTCGCAGCAATGCCTCTAGGTCAAAGAACTCAGGCCATAGTGGTTTTTCTACAATATCGTCTGTTTCCTCATCCTCCACCTCTAATATGGCGGGAAACTCTACCACCTCGTACTCATCTGCCCTGTCGTTCTGCACCATGTCGCGTGTAACGCGCCCCGTTAAATCATCCATATGCCAACGGGTCTGAATTATAGCAACACGCCCTCCCGGCATCAGACGAGTACGTGCACCGAACGTAAACCACTCGTATGCCTTCTCAAAAACAGCAAAATTGCCGTTGATTACGTCTTGTTCCGAGTGTGGGTCGTCCACCAACAGCAAATCTGCGCCGCGACCAGCCAGTGCAGAGCCAATACCGCACGCATAGTACTCGCCGCCGACGTTTGTGTTCCATCTACCGGCTGATTTTGAGTCGCTCGCAAGCTGAACGGTGGGAAAAATGGCCTGATATGCCTCTGTAGAGATGAGATTTCGCACCTTTCGACCAAAATCTACTGCCAAATCAGTGGTATGCGACACCATCATCACTTTTTTGCCGGGGTTTCGCCCTAAAAACCATGCCGGAAAGAAAATAGAAACAAGTTGAGACTTGCCGTGGCGTGGTGGGATGTTGACGCAGATACGGTCTTTGTTGCCCGCCTCAATAGCCATCAGCATATCCGCCAGAATGCGGTGGTGCTTGCCTACAATATAGTCGGGCTGCATCCTTTTACAGAATTCTATGAGGTCGTCATGCGCTGCCTTGTTAGCCTGCCGCGCTGCAAGCTCGTCTACGATGCGATTTATCTCGACAACTTCCTCATCAGAAAAAGCGTCGAGGTTATCCAGCATGTTTTGGACTTCTTCCTCGGTAAAATCGGGAACGGCCTCAATCATCGTACTCTTGAATACCTAGCTCGCCCTCTAAGTCCAGCGCCTCACCGTCCAGCACAATGTCTTCGTAGTCAGCCTCTGCTATGTCATCTACTGGCTGCACCAACTTCTCTAACTTACCACGTAACTTGTTACGCAGGTCTTCGGTTGACTGGTGCGTTACCGTCACTTCTGTCTTCTCTGCGAACAGCCCCACATCTGAGATCTTACCCAGAAGCTCCAACGCCCGAATCCGTATGCGCGGGTCGTCGTTCTCCGACTCAAGCAGTAGTTTGTTGGTGACGAGGTAACGGATCTGCGTAGCACTTTCTGCAACAGAGTGCCCGAACTCTTGCAGGATGTTGTTGGTTAGAACAATGGAGGCAGGGGTAAGCGTCGCCGCTTTCTTCGTAGTAACCTTCTTAGAAGTTTTTTCAGGATCGTCAGCGTAAGCGATAGCAAGTTTCGCAGCAGCATCTTCATCTTCTACCGTAGGTTCTAAGTCTAAGCCGTGGTCTGCCAATTTCAGTGCCGTATTACACGCTGCTTCCGCACGCTCCTTCAGATCGACGTTCGG